TTAGCACTTATAGTACCCAACTCCACGTCACCAATCCGTGCTGTACCTGCGACTGTACGCAACCCGTCAGGGCCAAGAAAAATGAGGTCACCAGCAAATTCTTGAATTGTAAAGTTATTCAAACATCCGATGTTACGAGTAACAGGGACAACAGCAAAATCACTTAGGCTGCTGCCCCCCAGTTTAAATATTCTGTTCTCGCAAAAGATAAACAAGTTATCACGAAAGACCTTTAGCCCCGTGATGTTGTCATCGACTTTGATGCTACCTGCACCACTACCGCTAGAAAATGCGTCTTCGTCAAACGGCTGACTAAACACCACTTCTTGTGGAGATGTAGAATTGCCAGCGTAGAACATGTGATTTTTAAATGCTGCTACAAACTTAGAACCTGCTACACTGCTTTCGCTTACGTCTGTGGCAGAAAACGAACTGTTAAATACTGTGGGGGCATTGGTTTGGTCAGCTACAATTAGTTTCTCGTTGCCATCAAAGTTAAATCGCTCGAAGGTGTACTTCTTTGCATTTGTGCGTCCGCTGTCTATGCTTGTCCAGCTAGACCCGCCCGGAGTTGCTTGAAAGATACTTGTTCCTCGTGCGGCAACAACCTTGTCTGCAAACGATGCAACCATCAAGATAGGCTCTGAGGTGCTGGCCGTGTGCGTTACAACAGCAGTCACGTACTTGGCAAAGCCTTGAATACGCTTATAGCCGCCCTCTACATCCGGCTCAAAGTTCTCTAACTCTAAGGCTTCTCCCGGCTGCATCATAAATGTAGAACGGTTCTTTACAAGACCGCCCTCACAGTTGAACGCTACAGGTTGTGCTTGGGACAAGTCAGCCAATTAGACAGCCCTCATGTAATTCTTACGATTAAGTAATTCGATACGCATACGTTTGATTCCGTCTTCGTATTCTTTTAGGGAAAATTGTGCGGACTGCACGTCAGAGCGAAATATGTGAGTGTAGTATTTTGCCCGTGCGTTTACTACAGGCTCAAACCTTGTTGGGATAATAGACGTATCAGTTGCTCCAGACAAATCTGTGTGAGATACATAGAAATCAAATTCTAGAGTTCGATTACTTGTGTCCGGAATGGGCGTAAGACCAATCTCATCGTTGTATGTGGTATACACATATTCTGGATCAGCAAACTTATCTGTGTCCGGACGAGTATCACGCTCACGAAACGCATCGTTGTATTCTTCGTAGGAAAGGTACTTGAGAGGAATAGGCAGGACATCTTCACTAAGTTCTACCAGCTTAACAAACGCTGCACTGCCCGCTGCTTCTGTAAAACTTACGTAGTGCGTCGTAGCCGTAGCAGTAAACGTAGTTTCGGTAAGAGCCACCTCGTTGCCACTGGCAATAGTAAGCGTAGCAGATTTAGTCTGTGATCCACCTGAACTTGTTCCTATTTCAAGAGTGAGTGTAGCACCACTTGTCTGCGTAAGAACTACATACGAGCGACCTACAATTAGGTCAGTAATTTCTTGGGACGCTTCTGCATTAGTAAGTAGAAGAGTATTGCCAAACTTAGAACTGGCGGCAGGAGAGCCAGACACAGCAGTCCAATTAGTAATGCTTGCGACCCCTGCAATTTCAAAGTCTCCGTTGGTTATATAGTTCTTTGGGCGAAGAAACATCGTATCGTAGTCAACATACTTTAGCGTAGATGCTATGCTTACATGGCTGTAGAGAGACTTACCTGCAATTACATCTACGGAACCCGCCTCACGAGTAAAAGGCCAGTTTAGTTCGGAGTTGATAACATCAGTAATCGAACGATTTATGTAATCTTTTACTACAGTCTGCACCCCGCGAGACGCACCAAAGTTAGAACTGGTTAGTTCAACTTCGTTAAAGTCCCGAAGTACGTTGTTAACTAAAGTAAGATACGTGCTTGCCATTATCTAGTATCCGTTAACTTTCGCTATCCAAGACGTTAAGCGCATCCAACTTGCTGTTAGCACTTTCCCACATCTGGACTGCTTTATCCATTTCTTCCAAAAGATTCGGATGCTCACCCACAGCAACAGGATTTGTCGTGTAGTTTTTGTATATAAATATTGCATCTTTTTTTTGCGCCTCGTATTTGTAACGCAGTGCGTCAAAAGCCAGTTGTTTCATACGACTCTCCTTGTCAAGTATTATACACACATATTGCGTGTTTGGCAAGTTTTATTTTCTTGACTTTCTAATTTGATCAAAAGTTTCTCGAATACTTGCAGGTTTTTCTTGTTTGGGATCGTACTTACATTGTATTTTGTTCGGCACGTACTGTCCGTAATCTATCCATACTTGGTCTACAGTATTATTTGCACCATGATAAATACATACCTGTTGTTCGTCTATCTTCTCACAACCTTTAAGTCTGCAAGCTACATATTCGGGAAAAGTTTCTGCATTGGCTTGCTTTGACATAAGAAATGCTACAAGCCCGTAAAGAATACTAGCACCAATACAAACCACTACAATCCACGCTACAATCTCTACAAACTTTTGTCTGCGTTCACGTTGCTTATACAGTGTCTCTTTACGCTGCTTACGTATCTGTCCTTCTGTACGAACAAGTTCATCCCACTTAGACCTACCCAATGTCATACTAATCCACTGTTGTAGTTCGTACCGTTGTTGCTCTGCTTTGGTCTTGTTAGCAAATGCAGTTATGGCTTCCTGTTCTACTGATTGCCCAGCAAACAATTTCTTAAATATGGGCGGATTCTTGGCTTCCTTCTCTGCCTGTTCCAAGTCAGACATGGCACCCATCCACCGCGACAAATCACCTGACATCTGTTCAATGTCACGACCTATGGCAAAACCTTTTTTAATTGCACCGAAAGCAGCCGATGCTGTTGCCATTGCGCTAATGGGGTCCATCAATATACCTTTACGTTGCCGTCGGTTATAAACTGCGGTACACAGTATGCCGTTATGAGGTTGCCTTGTTTGTGTAGGGTTTGTGCGTACCAGACGCACTCTCGTAGGTCTCTGAAGTGCATATCTTTGCTGACCAGCTTCTTGTCATCTCCTACGCCTACGAAAACAAACAGGAGAAAAACATGCAGCATTGATTTATGTAAAAACTACAGGTTTGCCCTGTTTCATTAGTTCTCTAGCTTTTTTAGAAGGGCGTTTTGGTGTATCTATACCCTTTGGATACGGCCCATAATATTTGTTTTGCATGTCCCTTCGTATATTTTCTTGCATGGGATCAATACGCTTTTCAACACTTTCGTCTGCTTGTCTACCTCTAGCCATTAAAATTCTCCTAATTTCATCGCATCCGACAGTTTCGTAGCCCGCCGTCCAACCTGACGTGCCCATCTCGAATCCATCATCTCAAGACTTGCAGCAGTAAAGTTGCCTTCGTGTATCGCAGCCCACATGTTCTTAAACTTACACAGACGTGGTACACCCATGTTGAACGCCATATCCATCAAGATAAGCTGGCGCACAGCATCTAGTTTGTTGACGCAAGGATGTACTTTGCACAATTCGTTCTCAACAATTTTGATGTCGTTCATAGCAAGGTAACGAGCATCTGCCTCGTTGATGCCCACAGTGTACACAATACCCATATTCGGGATATCCATGTACTCCAATTCTTCTGGACTAATGCCTCTATCTTTCAGGTTGCGGCCTATGCCGATAGTTTCTATGCCCAAGCTGTCTTCGTACACGGTAAGCACCATACCCTCGTGTTCAATTAGTTTGTCCAAAAAGTGTGAAGTGTTATATTTCATTTCTTTTTACCTAATGTTTTTCGTGGCCCAACCACACCGCAAATGCACCTGTCATTGCCCCCGTGACTACACTCACTAGCCCTGCTTGTGCGTTTGTCGGGTCGGGTAGAAGCATGAACCATTCCACTACCCTCCACGCCAATATCGACATCATTATCATCATTACGCGAGGTAGTATCTTCCACTTGAGGAATCGCTCCATTGTAACTTCGGCCATGTTTATCTCTTACCAAAGAACTTTGTCGCTGCCCTCGTTCCAAAACTTGCAGCAACGATAACGCCCAAGCTGTACTGGTACCATTCAGGCATTTGCTCCAATTGTTGAAATCCATGTGAGACAACATCTTCCATACCCGGTATAAAAGCCAATATCAGCGGCACAGAAAACAAAATAACCAGCCATTCATCTTTCCACGAGTTCTGGGCACCCTTGATTGCTTCTAAGTCCCAGTCAATCTCGCCAGTGGCCTTTTTTTCCATAATCGTTGCTTCAGCTTTGGCCGTTGCAACTTTCGCCAGAGTTTTTGCTTTCTTTGTTTCAACCGTTCCTTCAAGCCACGTACCTGCCAGTTGTGTAATTGGTCCGATAAGTAAATTTAACATTTCCATCTCTTTCGTGCTTGGCGCAGACGGCTATTCGGGTCTTTGGCTGCTTTGGGAAACTTTTTCATTTGTCCTGCAGACCTAGCACAGTATGACTTGCGACGCTTTGCTGCGGCACTACCCGGCTTGACCTTTCCTGTAACAGCAGTCTTTAGTTTGCTGCCGGGATTCTTTTTGCGATACGCAGCTACCCCAGCCTTTGTCATTCCCGCACCCTTCTTGGTGGCACGAAAATTCTTCTTGTTGCGGGCGGGCATTTTATCAGGCTTTCTTGCCACTGGCCTTCTTCCTTTTTCTGCCGGAAGCAGTTACAGACCAATTAACCTTGCGAGGTCCGGTCTTCTTTGCTGCTTCTTTTTTGGTAATACGTTTGGCAACTTTAGCTGGTCTACAGGCTGGATAAGGACGTTTCTTCTTTTCAGAACCAGAACGACCACACTTCTTGCCGGTCTTTACATCCCGCCAATCTTCTTTGAACCACTTTGTCAAGCCGCCCTTTGGTTTAGCCATTAGGCGTACGTCCCGCCACGCTTCTTGTACGTCCTGACAAGCCAAGCATTTGCGTATGCTGACGGGTAGACATCAAATTTCTTCTTTGCCTCTGCCTTTACACGAGAGTACAACGCAGGATTCTTGGGCTTTGGGCTACTCGACTTTTTCTTGGGTTTAGGTGGTGCTTTCTTAGCCATTAGCGTTTAGACTTGC